ACAGTTGAAATGGTTTTAGGTAATATTCCTGGAGGTTCAGGTCGTATTTCTTCGGTTGCTCTAAAAGCTCAAGATCAACTAGGAAAAAAATCATTATCAATAGCAGAAGATTTAATAGGTAAAGCAATTCCTGATGAAGTTGTTGTAGGTAAAACAATTTTAGGCTCTTTAAATGGAGTTAATAATCCAAAAAGTTTTGTAGGTATGTTTAATTCAAGAGCAGGAGTGTTATTTGGTAAAGTTGACAAATATATTAAACCAGACGCATTAATAAATTTGACAAGAAAAATTAATCCTAAAACAGGTAAAGGTGGAACAATAGAAACTTTGAAACAACTTGTTTCGCCAATAAAAGGTGCTGACGCTACAAGTACACAATTCCAAAACCAATTCTTAACAGACTTATTAGAAAATTTAACAAAAGATGCTGCTAAAAACGGAGGACAACTTCCTTATGCTGCGGTAAAAGGAATTAAACAAAAAATAGGAACTAAATTATCTTCTTTTGACATAATTCCAGATGTAGATAAAGCACAATTAAAATTAATTTATGGTGCATTAAGCGAAGATTTAAAAATAGCAGCAAAAAAATATGGTGGTTCTGTTGCAGAAAAATCAATTACTAATGCAAATAAATTTTATGAAAAAGGTTTAAAAAGAATAGATGATTATTTAAAACCAATTATCAATATTGCAGATCCAGATAAAATAGCTTCAACATTAATTAATAGCGGAAAAGAAGGTGTAACAAGAATAAGAGCTGTTAAAAAATCTATTCTAAAAACAGAAGGTGGCGAAGCCTCTTATAAAGTATTTTTATCTAATTTATTAGAAAGAATGGGAAGATTACAACCAGGTCAAACTATTGGGGGTGATGTAGTAGAGGCAAGTGGTAAATTTTCTTCCGAAACATTTTTAACTAATTGGAATAAATTATCTGAAGCTGCTAGAAAAGAATTATTTACAGGTAGTGGTTGGACAAAAGAAATGGTTAAAGGTTTAGATGATATTGTTAATATTTCTTCATTTATAAGACAAAGTGGTAAAACATTTAAAAACCCTAGCGGAACAGCAGATAGATTAGTAGGTCAATTTGCATTTATAGGTGGTGGTGGTATGGCAGTAATGGGGCAACCTCAATTTTTATTATCTTTGCCAATTGTTATAGGTACAGCTAATGTAACTGCCAAACTAATGACTAACCCTAATTTTATTAAATGGTTATCACAAGGTATTAAAATTGCAGGAAATAAAGGTATGGACGGTGTTTTACAACATATAGGAAAATTAGGTACTATTATGGCAAACGCAGATTCGGAAACAAGACAATTTATTTACGAATACTTACAAATGATTCAAGGTAAGAAAGAAGAATAACATGGCAAGAAAATCGGCAACAGAAGTTAAAATAGATTTTTTAGTTAAAGAAGTTAGGGAACTAAAACAAGAAACTTCTTCATTAAGAGCCGATATTAATAAAGGGAAAGGTGCTGTTTGGTTATTATTAGTAATAGCTGCAGTAATAACAAGTGGTTATAATTACTTTATTAAATAATTGTTTTGCAAATAGATAAAAAACTTATCTCTGAACGACAAAAAAAAACTTCTATTAAAGGTACAGTTGGCGAATACGAAACAATAGCTAATCTTACTAAAAAAGGCTATTATGTCGCCAAAAGCTGTGATCCAAGTTGTCCGTTTGATATTGTTATCGTTGACAAAAATGGTAATGTGGAACTAATTGATATTAAGACAATTACTTTTCGTAAAAACAAAAAAGGTAAATGTTTAAAAAATAAACCTAAAGGCTCATATAAAATATATAGAGCACCTACAAAAAAACAAAAAAAATTAGGTATAAAATTATTAATGGTTGACTATGAAGATTAATGAGAACACATCGGTGGCTATGCCTGTCAAGAATATGATAGGAATCATAATAGCAATTTCTATGGGCATCTTCGCTTACACCGAAATAACTGCTAGACTTACATCACTAGAGACATCAAGGGAATTGATGAATGCTGATTTATTAAAAGCTAGTGAACAAACAACAGTTGATAAAGAGCAATTTCTTTTATTAGAGGATTTGTACGAAACAATAGAAAAACATCAAGAACTTTTAGATAAGAATATACATAATCAAGTAATGCTTATTCACATAGAAAAACAATTAGATAAAGCCTTAAACGATATAGAAAAATTAAAAGATAAAGTTAGAGAAAACGGAAAGAATTATTAAATGCAGGAAATTGTAATTGCTTTATTGTTAATAATAAACGGTGAAATAAAAGAGCATCGTATTCAAAGTTCTATGTCCGATTGTCTGAAAGGTAAAAGGGTGGCTTCCAGAGGTGCTTCTAAATCAATAGAGTATCAATGTATAAAATCTATGGCAGAAACTGAAATATATATGGGCGAAAAAAGTATTAAAGCATTAATATTAGATTGATATGTTTTTAGATAAAGTCATAATAAGTTTTTTAACTTGGTTAGATAATGTATGCGAAAAAATAGCTAATTTAGTTATAGAAAAACCAAAGAAAAAAAGAAAAAAAAAAGTATGTAAAAATTGTCATTGTAATTGTCATTGTAAAGATGAATTACATTTACACCATTATGATAGTGATTTATGTATTTGTGATAACTGTAAACATTAAGGATTTTATGAGGTTTAATTATGGAATATTTACTTGTAAAGCTAGAATGTTTATTAAGAAAATTATATGGTTTTGTTTGGCGACAAAGAGTAAAATTTACTTTAAAACATCTTAAAAAAAGGAGATAGTTATGTGGTTAAGTGCAATCAAACTGGCTGTAAATGCAGGTTCGCATATTTACAAGCAACGACAAAAAACTAAAATGCTCATGGCTGACGCAGAAACTACTCATGCGGAAAAAATGGCAAAAGGTGAGCTTGAATACAAACAAGCTGTTATGCAAAATAATCAGCAAGGCTGGAAAGATGAGTTTGTTTTAATTTTGGTGTCGGCACCTGTAATGTTACTTATTTGGTCTATATTTTCTGACGATCCAGAAATTATGAAAAAAGTTGAAATGTTTTTTGAGTATTTTAATAATATGCCATTCTGGTATCAAGCTCTGTTTATCGGAGTTGTTTCTGCAATCTATGGTCTTAAAGGTGCAGATATTATGAAAAAACCAAAATAATATTTTTTTATATGTCAGAAAGTTTAGAGATAATAAACGAATATAAAGATCAGGTAAGAATACTTAAACAAGAAGTAGCGGAACTTCAAGACGCTGGTAAGTCTAAAGACGCTGCTAATAAGCGTTGCTTACAAAAGTTAGAACATACTTCTACCGATTTAGAACAAGCTAACAAAAAAATTAAAGAACTAGAAGATAAATTAAAACCAAAAGAAGATAAATGAGTATAGTATTAACGATAGTAATGTGTTCCTCTATGGCGAATCAGTGCCTTGAACCTCATACCTTTGATAAGGTTTATGACGATTTTTATACTTGTATGGTTGATGGATATAAAAAATCTATGGACAAAACAGTAGAAATGGGAAGAGAAGAAATTAATCAATATGGTATTTATCTTAAATTTGATTGCCAACAGATACTTTTACCGCCTAAAAAACCTAAAATTAAGGCATGATGTATTTGGTAGTTATTACCGATAAGAATACAGAAAAATTAAGAATATTTACAAACCAAATTTTTACTACTTTACAAGAAGCGGAGGATTTTGGTAAAAGAAGCAAACTAAAGAAAAAAGACGGCTGGAAAGCTGTTGAATTTGATTATAAATATTTTGAAAACAATGAACCTGACAGATAATTTTACATTAAAAGAATTAACACAAAGCCAAACGGCTTTACGAAATGATATTGATAATACACCTAACGAACAACAAATAAATAACCTACAAAACCTTTGCGAAAAAATACTTCAACCTTTAAGAAATCATTATAAATTACCAATTAAAGTTACTAGCGGATTTAGAAGCGAACAATTAGCTACCATGATAGGCTCAAAGCCGACAAGTCAGCATTGTCAAGGAGAAGCGGTGGACTTTGAGATACCTGGAGTTGATAATAAAGAAGTTGCAACATATATCAAAGAAAAATATTCTTATGATCAGTTAATTTTAGAATATTATAATGATTCGGATATAAATTCAGGTTGGATTCATGTAAGTACCAAAAACACAACCTTTGAAAATGATGATAGAAGAATGGCATTAATTAAAGATGAAAAAGGTTATAAGGAATGGCAATAAATTATAGAGGCGAAAGTTTTTCAGGTTATAATAAACCTAAAAGAGCTAGAACAAAAACAAAGAAATTTGCTGTTCTTGCAAAGTCAGGAAGCACCGTAAGATTAATTAGATACGGAGATGCAAACATGACTATTAAAAAATCTAATCCAGCAAGACGAAAGAGTTTTAGAGCCAGACATAAATGTAGTACGGCTAATAATAAACTAACCGCAAGATACTGGTCTTGCAAAAAGTGGTAAGAAGTATTTTAAAATTCATAGTGAAAGCTAGAATGCTTTATGCCGATTTAAGAGGTCATCATGGTAAAAAATGGAACTATGAACCTGGAGATTGGTATATGGGTAATAATAAACATAAAAACAAAAGGAAATAACTATGCCATACGGAAAAGGAACTTACGGAAGTAAAAGAGGAAGACCACCAATGAAGAACAAAAAGAAAAAGAAAAAGAACAAGAAGAAAAAATAATTATGAAAAAAGGTTATCATAAACGAAAAGATGGAAAAGTAGTTAAAAAAGGACTCTGGTACTATGTCAATAAAAGAAAAAAGGCAGGTAAAAGTAGGTCTAAAAAAAATAGTACAATAAGTGCTAAAGCCTATAAACGAAATTCTTAATGTTTAGGTGTAGTTCATTAAGTTGAACTGGGGAGATGGTGGGCAAGAAGAACAAAATACAATCAATAATTAATGTCGGCAAATGCAGATATTGTAAAATTAATATTGTTAATACTGATTCTTTTGTTTCTTTCTACCCAAAAGGTCATGCTCATTATGAATGTATGAGAAAAGCTGACGAAGATAAAACTTTTGAAAACGAATCTTCTAAATTTAATTGGTAGATGGGATTTTTAGCTACTCCAAAACTTTCTAGCTTTGATTAAATAATCTGGGTCTAATTCATTTTTCCATTTAAAATTTTCAAAGTCAGGTTGGATATAGTTTTTTATAATATTTACATCTTGGCTTACACTTAAAAGGTTTTGTCTTACTTTACATCTTTGCAAAAATTGTGATAGCCTTGATTTAATGCTTTCAGGTTGTAGTTGTTCGCAATTGTCGGCATGAAAGACTTTAAAGGTTTCTTCATTTATATAACAAATATAAATAGGTAGTTCGGTTGCATAATGGTAAAAATCCGTTTGTATTAAGTGATCTGGCATTATCGAATCAGGTAGTTTAGAAGTTGACCATGATCTAGTTCCGTCTTTTTTAATCTTACCTCTTCTTGGAAATTTACATTTATCTTCTATTATAACGCCACCTTTAAAATCTGCGTAACCATGAACAGGAATTTCTATACCATCAAAAACTTTATAGGTTTCTATTTCTGGTTTGCATTTATCAAAACCTGGAATTGTTTTGTGAGCTTCATGTCCATTAATAATAAATTTTTCGGCAATACTAGATAAATAATTAAATGTATCTACTTCAATTGGGTTTGGAATTAATTTATCTATTCTATCTTGAACTGGTACAAACATTAAACTCCTCCTGTAATAAATTATAATCTTTACCTAAATAAGTACAAATTCTTCTAGCTTTAAATTCGCTAATAGCGTTTGCACCTTTTTCGTATTTCTGTATTTGCTGAAATGTTACCCCTATTTGCTTGGCAACTTGTGTTTGAGTTTTCTTTCTTATTGTTCTTAAATTTTTTAATGCTTTTCCTAACTTTGTATTAAAATCTTTTTCGTCAAGTGTTAATTGTTCTTTATCTATTATTATCATGTTTCCTTTCTTTTGAGCGTAGAATCCCCTTATCCCTTGTACAACTTTAGCGGTAGAAAGTAAATTAAGTAATAATACTTTCTTGTTTTTGTTCCAAATCTAAAATCTTTTGTGAAATAATAGGTAATTTATTTTGGTAAGAACGAATCATTTGTTTGTGTTTATTCATTCTTTGTACCCATTTTCCCTGCTTCACTTTCAGATCCCTGATTTGTTTGGGGTCTAGTATCGCCATCTTTTTTATCACTGACTATTTTTATATTAGACCCAAGAAAACGCCTGTCAGTTATTGTTATAGTTGCGTCATCTTGAGGTTTTTCTTGTTCATGAGCTTTCTTTGTTGCTTCTTCTATTGTAGCTCCGACAAAAAATTCTTTAAAATTTACGACTAATTCTTGGAGTGAATTTTTTTCTACTTTAAACATTAAGTTCTATATTCCTCCTGTAACCTTTTATCTTTTTTATATCGTTTCTTGCTTCCAATTTATTGATAATGACTGTTACCGAATTTTTACTTCTATAATTTAATCCATCAGCCATTTCTTGATAAGTTGGATAATATTTGTTCTTTTTGGCATATTTTTTAATAAAATTCAATAGTCTTAACATAACTGGAGTCATTGGTACTTTATTTACCATTGTTTTCTTTCATTTTAAGGTTTCTATTTAATTCGTTATATCCGCTAATATCATCATAAGTATCTTTTTTATATTTTTGATTCGTTATTGAACGCCATAACTTTACAAAGATCATACAAACTCCAAAGATATTAGGCGGACAAACTACAACTCTACCATTATAAGCCGATAAAATACTTTCCAAAACACCTTTGAAAGAATAGCTTGTAACATCAAAACTTCCGTATTGTTCCTCTTTTTGTTTTAAAAGTTTTTCTAATTCTTTAGTTATTTGGTTTATATCTTTTACATTATTTGCCATAGCCTAATTCCCAATCTAATTTTTCTTCATAGCCATTATAGTAATTTCCATGTTCATCAATACAAGTATGAGCATAAACAATTTTATTTTTATAAAGTCCATAATAGCCATCATTTTCTATAAAAGTAAATTCAACTTTATCGTAAAAAACTTCTTCGCAAGTAATCGGTATTAACGAATAAGCAAAAGGAATTTTTACATAACTAACGGAACTTGAACCATTAACTATATATAAAATTAAAAAGAATACTTTCACTTAAAACGACAAAGCATCATCTTTCGGTTGTTGTTGTTGTTCTTGTTGTGGTTTATCTTGCGGATCATTTTGATAACCTGCAATATTAGGCTTTTCGGATTTATCGTTAAGCCAACCTATTAAGTTCTTTTTAGACGAACCAATTTCTGGAGCGTTTATATTTCCAGTAAATTTATTATCATCTCCTTTAAACAATACTCCTACTTGGGCGAATATTCTTATAAATTTAGTATTGCCGTCTTTTGAAGTACCTTTAGAACCTAATAAAGTTCCTTTTTCGCCATTAGCTAATAAAGTATTTCCTGAAAAATCAATCTTTATAGCTTTTTCGTTACTTGCATCGTATGGGAATAATACCCAGTCTTTAGATTTACCATTTTGCATTTGTTCCTCCGTTGGTTTTTATGCTTTCTTGTTTAGTTTTAAATAGTTCTTCTATTTTTTCGTTTTTAGTTATCCAATTAGAATACAAAGTATTTAATTTAGTTTCCGTACCTTGTTTTTCTATTTCTTTTTCAATTGAATCTTGGTTGTTTCCTTTTTGTTGTGTTAAAGCATTTGCCAATTCATCAGCAGAAGCAAATTCCGTACCATGTAATCCAAAACTTGCTAAACATCTTCCTAAACTTGAAGTTGCTGCATTTTCTAAAGCGGAAGTTTTATTAACAAAACTAGAGTCTCTTCTTTCTTCGGCATGACCAACACTGTAAGGTGTATCGCCAATATAAAGCGTACTTTTACAAATAACTTTAGTATCGTCTTGAAATATAACTTGTTCGTCAATTTTAGATTCTGGAAAAAATTTTAATAAATGATTATGTCGTCTAGCAACTGTAAGATAATTTTTACCTTTAAAATCTAATTTCTTAACTTCGCTATCTAACTTTTCAATACATTCTTTTCTTCTATCTTTAAAAGAACCCTTACTTTTATCTTCTTCTTTACTTTGTTTGGTTGTCATGTTTCCCTTTCCTTTGTCTTTTTTTGTTTTCATTTATTTGGTCAACTTCTTTTTGTACTTTTGATTCTATATAACTTTGGTTTTTAGCTTTTGTTCTTTCTTGATTTTGTAATTCTTTTTTTAAATTTAATATTTCTTCATCTCTTTCTCTTATCTTTTGGTCTTGTGTTTTAATAGTTTTTTCTTGGTTTCTTATTTGTGTTTGCATACTTGCTAATTTTTCTATCATGTTTTTTTCCCATTCATAACTTCTTTAATAGTTAATTTGTGGACAATTATATCTTGTAAAGCTTTTCCTATAATTCCACCAAATATCATTTTCATATTAGGGGGTCGCTTACGCCTTTCCTTTTCATCAAGAACGCAATAGTCATAAAACCATTGGTCTGGACTTTTAGTTAATTGAGAGGGAGAAAGATGATCAGCGGTAAAGCAACCCCCATTCTTTCTATGTTTCCATTGTTTCCCTATCTTTATTAGCATTGATTCGAATCTTTATACAAAAATTGATTAAAAGCAATACAAATAATTTGAAATAAAAAAATAATTAATGTAATTTTAAGAATGATAAAACGATTCGTTTTTAAAGGGAATAATGAACATTTACGGAGATATGAGAACCTGTTGTGATTGCGATAACAAAGCTGATGTTGTTGAAAATAATAAAGATTATTGCGCTGAATGTTGGTGGAAAAAATTTTCTAATACAGGAACTACATTAAACAAATATGAAAAACAAAAAAAAGAACAAGAGGAGCTTGAAAATGAAAGAACAGTCAAAACCGATATTAAACGATTCGAAGAAGTATAAAATAATTTATGCAGATCCAGCTTGGTATTTTAAAAGTTATTCTAAAAAAGGTGAAGACCGTAATGCTACCAAACATTATTCTTGCATGGAATTTGGCGATTTATTGGATCTTAATATCAATGATATTGCTGATGTGGATTGTTGTTTGTTTATGTGGGTTACTGACCCTTTCTTGGAAAAATCTTTTAAATTACTTAAAAAATGGGGATTCAAATATAAAACAGTAGCCTTTACATGGGCGAAGAAAAATAAAACAAACGATAATTTTTTTATGGGTTTAGGTTATTGGACTAGAAGTAACCCTGAAATGTGTTTGTTGGCTACAAAAGGCAAACCAAAAAGATTTTATAAAAATGTTAAACAATTAATTGTTGATAGCCGTAGAGAACATTCAAGAAAACCTGATATTGTAAGAACAAGTATAGTCAATCTTTGCGGAGATTTACCTAGAATTGAACTATTTGCTAGGCAAAAGGTAAAAGGTTGGGATTGTTGGGGTAATGAAGTTTGATTGTTCAATTAGAACCCTACGAAATAGAGATGGCTTCGCAAGTAGCCAATAAAAGATATATTGAAAATATTAAAATGAAAAAGAAGTTCGGACATGGTTATAAAGGTTCGGAACAAAAAACATTATCTTTAGGAATTTTAGGGGCTATGGGCGAAGTTGCTTATTGTAAAGCTAAAAATGTTTTTTTTAATGGTAGTTATACCGATACTTATAGCCGATACGATAAAGCTGATGTTGGTAAAGATATAGAAATAAGAACCCAAGAAAGAAAAAATAACAATACTTTAATAATAAGACCTAGCGAAAAAAAAGCTAAATATGTTTTAGTAACTTTTGATGGCAACCATAGTTATACGATTCATGGTTGGTTTCCATTTATAACTAAATTAGAAGATAAATATTTAACCGACTTCGGTTTAGATAGACCTAAATGTTGGAGTATTCCAATTAAAGATTTATATAATATTAATGATATTTAATTAGTTGATAAGTAGAAAATCCATAAAGCGATTTCTACGGCTATGATAGTTTCAAGCATGATTGATTCCCTTTTTTATAATTAAATTTGTAATATCTATAAACAACCCCTTTAGAAGATAAAATATTAAGTAAAGTTAATCTTTTAAGGTTTTCTATATTTTTTTTCTTTTCTATTTTCTTGTTCATTTTCTTTTATAAATTTAATTGCATCTTCTTTATTTACAAAAAATCTTTTAGTAAATACTTCTAAATTTAAATGATTTAATAATTTATTTAAACTAATCTTTTTGATTCGTTTAGTTTCATAAAGAACCCTATAAATATATAAATCTTTTTTTATTGTCATGCTTTCTTAAATACTAAAATGTTTTGATGTACTTTAACTAGCTTTTTATTCTTCATATTAGTATTAGCCCTAACACTAGCCGAACCAATTGCATTTAATAAAATAGCTTCATTATAATATTTCATTCCGCATTTAGTAAATGCCCTAATAGTATCTGGAACAAAACCGACATAATTACCTTTTTTATCTCTAAATTCCCCAACGACAAAACAAGCTAAAGCCCCTTGCTTTAATAACTTACAACTTTTGGCTATGATTGATTCGTACACTTCCAAAAAGGCAGGATAATCAAGCGTTGAAATGTCGTCAGGTTGGTCGGAGTATATTTCTAAATTACCATAAGGCGGACAACTAAAAACAAAATCAAATTCTTCTAATTGATTTGCTTCCTTGCCGTCTATCATAGTATCTAAAATCTTATTTGAATCGCCAAATATCCATTTAGGCTGATTATCTTTATCTAAAATCTTTTCCCCTTGAATCTTATTACTTGTTATTTGGCTTTTCCTTACATCAATACCGACATACTTCCAACCTAAATAATGGGCTACAATACCCCTAACACTACCGCCTGAAAAAGGGTCTAATATACTTCCGCCTTTATCAACGAACCAAGTATATAAAATTTCGCATAAAGCAGGATCAAAAATAGATACTTCGCCTACATCTAAAATTCTTTGGGTAGATTCGGCAGGTTTCTTTCCGCTTCTTTCGGCTTGTCTATGACGACCTGCAAAATGAGCTCCATCTGTTCCCTCTCTACCTACTTCGCTTTCTATTCCTAAATTTTTCCAGTTTTGCCTACGCCTTTGCCAAGTTCCTTGCTTGGTATCGCATATAGAAAAAGGGGGTTCTAAATATTTTTCCCTTAATAAAACCTTTTTTTCTATTGGATTGCCAAATAAGTCTAAATCTAGTATTTCTTCAGTTCCATCTATTGTTGCCATGTATTCCCCTTTTTTCGTTTTCCTTGTTTTGTTCTTGTTGTTGTTTAATCTTTTTAATTTCTTCCTTGCGAATCCATTCTTTTAAATCTTTTAAAGGAACATAATCTTTAGCTTTTAAAATATATTTCCAAAATTGTACCCCTTGAACTTCATAATTCTTGTTACAAACTTCTTTTAGTTGTTCCCAAAGTTTATTCCTTGCGTTCACTAAAAGCACCTTTCATATTGTTATAGAGTTTATTTGCGGAAATTATTTTTTCTTTAGCTTTATCTTCTATACTTACATTGACTTTAACCCTTTCTAATTCTTTATTGTAAAAGTCTTTTATTTTTCTATAAAGTCCATTTACTTCAAAACTAGAAAAGGTTTTTTTGTGGGTATATAAAGCAACTTTAATGTGTTCTAGTTCTTTTAATGACAATTGCATTAAGAACCCCTTATAGTTTGAACTAAAGCCATGTTTGAACCATTAACGGCATAAATCATTATCTTTGCCCTTTTGTCGTCTTTGATAATTGATTTACCTTTATTGATAGCTTCTTGCTTTGTATCAAATTCAAATCGTTCTTTATTACCTAACGGCTTCCAATTGATACAAGTAAAGTATTCGGCATTATTAACGGCTAGTATTTCCCTTTGGTTGTGTTCTATATTTGGCATAATTGATTCCTTTCTAAAGTTAA